AATAATAATATTTTTAAACATAAGGCTCCAATTCTTTTGCTAATTGCTCGTGCAATATCCGTCCTGGATGGGCATTATCAGGAAAATCATCTGACTCTTTCATATAATTAACAATTTCTTCATAGTCATTTACTATTTTTTTAAATTCTTCTGTTTCCGCTAAATCAGATCTTAGAGAACTAATATTATTAATTGCTTCCCAAGATGTAATTAAAGGTATATCTCTACCTAGTATTTTTTTCAACCAATCTTTATGAACGTGCTTAATAAAAGAATAATCGTTTTCCATTCCCCATGTACGTCCCCATCCTTCTATTACAATCCAAGGAATGTTTGTTTCATCATAAACACGTTGAGCACCTTCAAATGCAACTTGCATTAAAGTACGATCCAATTCACGAATTGTTTTAGTATAATCTATACCAGCTTTATAACTTGTTTGAAAATGTTTTTCTAAATCAACTAACCCTGCCTCTACTGCCGTCTCACGTTTATCTTTAATTCTTGTATAATTTCTAGCAGGTTCTGTTAACATCCAAATAATAACATCGGGATTATAAAATACAGGAGATGTAAAAGGAGGTGCTAATCCTAAGGCTTCTTCTGCTCTAAAAATTGCTTCAAAGTTTCCAGCACCGCCAAAAGAATAATTAGCAACTGCATGACCAAACAATTTTTCTAAAGAATAACCAAAGCCAGGCCAAACTAATTGAAAGGGTTTAGGATATTTTATCTCAAGATATTGATCTTGATTAAACGGTCTAAAAATAGTATTATCTCTTAGTGAAGCACACCCAGGGCCAGGAGTAATTGTACCCCATTCACCTAATCCGTTACTGTCTCCAACTATTAATATTCTTTTCATCGTGTGTTGCCATAATAAATTACCTTGTGTTTAGTTGATTTATACTTCCTCCAAGGATCTACTACAATACTATCGTCATTCAAGAAGCAATATAATTCAGAATGTGCTAATAAAACAATTGCACTAAAAGGTCCTTTCTGCGGACTTACCAATGGATCGACATGGATACAATGATATCCGATATCTAAACAATAATGACCAACTAATAAACTATAACTACCATCTGTTATTTCTACTCCTGGCTTATAACTAACTCCATTTAAGAGTATTGGCAGTTTAGTTTCATTGGCTAAATTAACTAACTTCTTAGCCATATTTTTAGCTTGTACTTCTCGTGTCTTCATTATAGCATCAAACAGATCATATTGCAAGTCCAATTTTTTGGCCATATGCCGTAATGCAATATTATCTCTTGGATGACAAGATCCACCATCACCCATTCCTGCTGTCATATATTTTGAACTAATAATCCGTTTTTTACTTTTTGAAAGAGCGTTAGTGACTACATCGACATTAATGTTACCTTGCTTTTCAGCAACATCTTGGATCATGTTAACAAAACCAATTTTCATACTAATAAAAGTATTATAAAAGATTTTAATACACTCAGCTTCGTCCCACGTTCCTACTTCATAACGTGGTTTATTTTCCATTATAGTTTTATAGAACTCTACTAACTGTTCTGCATCAGAAGTTAATTTTCCATCTTCAGTTCCTATAATTACCATTTCAGGATTTATCATATCCCACGCCACAGTTCCCATAGCTATAAAATAAGGATTATAAACAAACCGTGTGTTAGTAACTAATGGAACAAACTGACTACGAGTAGTACCTGGCAAAACAGTACTAATAAGAACTAATAATTGATCCTTGTTCATATGAAGATTTGCTTCACGTAAAACATCAATAACAATATCGTAACTAAAATCTTTAGGTTCTAAATGTGCCGTAGGGGCTTTACCGTCATAATCAGGATGATGCGGTGTAGGAACAGCAACAAAAACAATATCCCTATCTTGAACTGTTTCAACAATATTAGCTTTAATAGATATATCGTCACTTGTTACATTGGTAATATCATACCCAGTTACATCATGACCTTTTTCAGCAATTACAGTAGCACACGGTAAACCTAATTTTCCTAATCCAATAAACCCAATCTTCACACTATTCTCCATTCATTATATGCGTATATAAATACTAGCAATATTTATGGCAGATTTTCAATATGCAAACTATAATTGATCAGATCAAAAAAAATATATATGTCCGTGAAGTATCAATGTCTATTGCTTCAGAAAAATTGCAAGAAGCATTTAAAGAACATAATATTTGGAATGACCAAATACGCTTTTTTCATGCTATGATACAGTATCCTCCAAAATGGCATAAAGAGAGTGATATTTTTACATTTTTAAGAAAAAAAATGTTAAAGAAATTACGTAATGATCGAAACATATTTTATTTGTTAGATGCAAGTACTGAAGGCTTTAGTACCATATATGGCTCTACTCCATTTTTTGATATATTATATTTTAATTGTATAAAACACAATATTTCACCTAAAAAAATAATTTTTGTTTCCTCTAATATGGTTGAGGAACGAAATATAATTAGATATAATATGGAAAACAACATAAAAGAATCTATTCATGTTGCTTGTTTTAACAACTTTGAACAGATGCTTTTTAATTTAAAAGATTACACAAGAGTAGATCCTGAACTTGTAAAGCAAAAAGACTTACTTGATAAATTTACAGAGGACAGGTATCGTACAGTAGTTAAAGAAAGTACAAGATTTTATTACGGTAGAAAATACTTTTTAAGTCTTAGTAGAGTAAATAGACCTCATAGAATGTTAAGTACTTATGAAATATTTAATAGTGACATATTTTCGAGAGGTATGGTAAGTCATAACAAACTTCTTGAACGAGAAAAAGTAAATCAGATGCATGAAGCTCTACCTATTAATTGTGGCATAACAGAAGTTGAATTAGAAAAATTTATTCGAATTTTACCTTTAATTGTTGACACTGAAGACTTTAAAACTAATCATGCTATGTCATTTAGTTCTCATTTACATTGGGCTACTTTATTTCAAGTAGTCAATGAAACATTTGCAGAAAATTGGCTTAACACTAGCAGATTCTGGAGCGAGAAAACATTTCGTGCTATATATCATATGCAACCATTTATTATTTGGGGGCAACCCGGTGCTAATAAAAATTTACAAGATTACGGTTATAAATTATATGATAAAATGTTTGATTATCATTTTGATAGTATAAAGGACACAACAAAGCGATGGCGTGTACTTATGAGAGTACTTACTGATACTGTAAAATATTTAGACAGCTTAAATACAAATAAGCAATTAGAGTGGCGTTTTCAGTGTCAAGACATTTTAAAACATAACTACTCAGTAATGTATCGTGAAGAACATACTAAACGTGCTATGAAAGACTTGGCATTTAAAATAAAAGCAGTTGTTGATGGAACAGATCCATGGAATGGAATTAAGTTCCTTAAATAAGTAATTATGACACCTGAAGAGAAAAAAGAAAAGAAGGCCAGAGAACGCAAAGAACTAATGAAGAAGTTTCTTGCCAAGGGTGGAAAAATTGAAAAAATTCCATATAGCGTAACAAAAGAACAGTTGAAGCGAGGACAATTTTAAATGACTAGTATGAATATGAAAACTCATAAGAATTTAAACAAAAAACGATTAGTACATCTGCAACCTAAGAGAATTTTTTGCTTTGGCTGTAGCTTTACAGACTACAACTGGGGTACTTGGGCAAATATTATAGGTTATGAATTTAACGATGCAAAATTTTATAACTTTGGTAAATCTGGAGCAGGTAATCAATATATTTTTAATATGGTAATGCAGGCCGATGCCATATATTCCTTTACACACGAAGATTTAGTAATGGTCCAATGGACGAATGTAAGTAGAGAAGATAGATATTTTCCTGGGGAATGGTCTACACCAGGAAACATTTATTCTCAAGATTTTTATAATGACGATTGGATTAAAAAATACTTTACCGAGTATGGTGCAATAGTAAGAGATTTAGCGTTTATTAAAGCGGCTCATTCATTACTAGAACACAGAGCACAATGGCATTTCATACAAATGAATAATTTAGTTGTATATGCAGACCAATGGGATAGCTTGGTAAAAATTGACAATCGACCCCAAGCGTTTCAAGGTAAAGGACGTATTGACGAGTTAAAAGAAATGTATAGTGAAATAGTAGGTATCCTAAAGCCTAGCTTTTATGATGTGCTTTTTAATAATAACTGGAACCAAAAATTTACAGCTGATCGCAAAATAGTTAATAAAAACTTTCAAGATGGACATCCAAGTCCATTAGAACATTATGATTATTTAAATATAATATTTAAACACGATTGGAAACCACAAACTACAACTAAAGTTAGTAACATACAAAAGAGATGGATTGAACTTATGAATAATGCTTCACACTCTTTTAATAAAGATAAATTTAGCATTTATAAACAACCGAAACGTTGGACAGATATGGTTCGTTATGAATTAATTATACGCCCATCCGATGACATTGATTCTAAAACACACCGTTAAGTTCTGGAAACGTTTTATTAAAGTCTCTATTCCTTATTTTATCATAATGCTTTGTATGAAATTTAAACTTACTATGAGCTTCAGAATCATATTCTGAATTATCAATATATCTTAATACCCCTCTTAACTGAGTCATTAACCCATCACTAGTAGCTGTTTGCAAATATTGTGCAATCTTTTGATAAGCAATTTGCTTTAGAGCTATTGGCATTATATTAATAGTATAATGCCTAGGATTTACAATATTATATAAAACAACACTTGAAGTATCAAACCCTTTACTTACCATATACGCTAAATGATCTGTAACAGTCATAATATTAAATACACTTACTACAGTACTAAAATTTACCTTAACATGAGGTGATTCTGTTTTAATAAGATTTAAATTATTTTCAATATCGCTCCAAATAGTTCCTTCTCTAATATATTCAGCACGTTCACCCCAACTATCTAAACTAGCATCAATTTGAACAGTTTTAAATTTATTCCATAATTTAGTAATACATTCTTTTTTATAAAACAAATTACTAAGATTTGAATTATATTGTAATGTAACATCAGTTCTATTATTATCAATTAAATATTCTAAAATATCATAATGCTTATCAGTAAGTAACGGTTCTCCACCAGCAAAATAAAAAACTTTTATATCTTTATAATAAGGTTTAAATTGTTCATATAATGAATCATTATTTTCTCCACCTGCAAAAATAAAAATATCTTTATTACCATCTTCTTGGGCCCAACTAGAACTATATGTTGCACTACACGTTCTACACTTAAAATTACAAATATTACTCCAACGTACATCCATATAACGTAATTTCATTTCATCTAAACTACCATCTGCATTAGTTTCATCAATAAATGACATAAACTTTGCAAATTTTGTATTCATATGTATACGTGAACTTTCATTACCCACTCGTTCATGTTTCCAACATTGATTACATACGGTAGGCTGTTCGCCATTAAGCATTTGTAAACGTAATTTTTTATATTCAGGACTATTCCATATTTCTTTTATAGGAGTATCGCGAGTATTACCTAAAGGAGTATTGTAATCACCTATACAACAAGGTAATACTTTACCATCTGCATTTGCATACATATGGATCCATGGTAGAATACATATTGTTTTAGATTTGTTTGCAGTCATTATAAAATTTTTCTAATTCTGGAAATGTTTCAACTAAATTACAATCCCTTCGTTTATCAAATTCAGTAAACCAATGATAAAAATCAGTACGTGCTTGTTTAAGTTTTACTTCTTCGTAATGAGTTGTTTTCATATAGTCTACTACACGACGAAACTTTTCAACTTCTAAAATACTAAATTTTGAACGATCCCCTTCTTGCTCATTATCTTCTAAAAACTGTAAATGCTTATACATATATGGCATAAACTCATCTTTCGGTAGAATGTTCATATCATATATACTGGGTTCTTTTAAATGCGGAGTATCAAATTGGACTTTTTGCCATCTTACTTGATTATCTACAATCCCGTTATATTTAGAACGCCATTCTAATATTTTTTCTAATAATAAATTAAAACTTGTAACACTAAAAATATTAAATGTAATCATAAAAATAATAGAAAAAGGAGTATTCCTTAAAAAGTAATCTAAGTTTTGATTCCATAACTCTAAATCTAATCCTGTACGAATATATTCAGCTTTAGGTCCCCACGTATCAATACTTGTGTATAATTTAAAACTTTTAATACAATTTTTTGCTTTAAGTCTTAATACTGTCTTTGTTAATTTCTCAACTAAAGAATGCTTAACACCCATATTACTATTAACTTCTATTTGTATATGGGGTTTAGGATCTTCTTCTAACTTATCAAATAAGTCCCACAAACTTTTGTGCATTAAGGGTTCTCCGCCAGTAATACGTAATATGTTTAATGTTCTGCTAACTTGCGGCCACCATTTCCACCATGCTTCTACATAGGGATTCTCTTCTTCCCGTTCGTACACCTTAAACCAATCAATATCCTGTCTATGTGTGCTTGACATCTTATAAGGACCATGATCTTCTATTTCTTTCCAGTATCTACTACTAGCTTTAGGATGACAATACCCACATTTAAAATTACATTCGTTTGAAAAACTAATTTCTATATACTCTGGATCTATATTAAAGTCATCATCTGCATTTTGAATTTCTTGAACTCGGCCTGGTGTAAATATACTTGCTGTTTTAATATGTCTATCACTGATATAGCTATCACCCATAGCTTCAATTTTCCAACAATAGCTACACCCTTCTGGTTTTTCGCCACAAAGCATTTGCTTACGCTGATCTTTTTTCTCTTTAGTATTATGTAATGCACTAGGATTATCTTTTAATTCTTCTAATGGTATAGGGTGCGGAGCAGGATGATAACAACTATGTGTTTCTCCTGTAGCAAGATAGATAGTAGTATGATGCCATTTAGCTAAACAAAATGTTGGACTAAACATTTCATTTGTTACAGGTAATATTCGGCCAATCTTTGTTATTTCATTCTCAACCATTATCCTACCCAGTTTAAATCTTTCGCATATTCTTCTCTTCGAATTTTTTCTGAAGGTCTAACTTGTGGATACTTTAATTGAAACAACATAGCTTTACGTTCATCTTTAAATGTTGCATATACGTGACAATGCATTACATCAAAGTCTTTAGGTACACTTCTTTCTTCCATTAATTCTCCACCATAGAGAAATGCATCACTTAATACATCACCTAATTGCTCTAGCATAATTGTATCATGCCATATATCAGAACTTTCATCATCTTTCATACGAAATGTTCCTATATAATATCTCATTTTCTACCTATTACCCTATCTGTATTAATATAAACAGTTTTAAAAAACTTACTTTGCTCTGCTGACAACGGTTGATGATCCATTGGCAAGCCTAATTCATTTAAACGCCAACCAAGTTCACCTATTCTATGATATACTTCTTCATCCGCTACTTTACTATATTTCTCATTCCACATTTTATTAAGAATAGTAAAGTCTCTTGTTTGCGAAACGTCCCAATCAGTAAGTGCGAGTTTACATCCTTCTCTAGCACCATAAATTGCCCATAGACCATGCTCTACATCTGTGCCAACATTCATCCATATTAACAGTCTATGATAATTTTGCCACCAAACATCTTTTGCTAGGTCAGTAACTTTAGCACCTCTGTTAAGACTCATCTTAACACCTTCTCTAAACCCTGCTCTAAAGGCTTGGGCTTTAGTTGAGTTAATAATACTTTCACTATAATTGTCATTTAACTGATAGTAATTGTCAAAATAGCAAAACTCTATCATAGTATCATCATTACCGTCGGTGTTTTCGTGTGTACGCATATTCTTAACAAAGTCTTTGGTCCACATTTTCAAACTACCATTACCGTACATTAACCCATTGACGTTAACTTTACCACACCAACTAAATTGATAGTCATCATCTACACCTAATTCTTCTAATTCAAGAACAACATTTAAAAATTTAGGATCAATAATAGTATCACCATCTACAGTAACAAAATGTTTGGTCTCAGATAACTCTGCACACGCCTTATGAGCGGCATCTGAACCTTCTACACCATGAACACGTTTGGCCCATGGCACTTTTTGTACTAGGTCAACGTAATTCTTTTCACAATTAGGTTCATCGTAACTTAAAAAAATTATATCTTGTTCTGCAATTTTAATATTGCTCATGCTTTACGCTTTCTCCACCATAGTGGAATGTACCAAACAATCATAAAAACAGGTACAGCTATTAAAACCCAAACATATTTTGCTTCCCACAAGTAAATCATTCCTCCAACAGCAAGAATGTCAATAGTACTATGAACAATTAGGAACCATTTCCTAGTCATTCTATCCATAAGACGTTGTCTAACATCACGTAGGTATGGACTATAATGACGGATCATACTAAATCCATCATTTAACAAAAAAATTAATAAAAGTACATAAAACATTATCGTATTACCTCCAAGGCATATTTGTCAAATCTTTTCATTGTATAAATTGAAACCGGCTCACCCAGAAATTCAAAGTCTTCCGTAAACGGTAGTATAAGATACTTACTATTTTCTAGTTTACTAAAATCAAATCGCAACGTTTTATAAAGAATATTAGGATCATTTTTTCTAGTAACACTAAAACTTAATTTATTATTAAAACTTACTTTTTGTGACAATAAATTAACTTTAAGGTTACCTCCTATACAAACTTTCCAACAAGTATCTTTAATATTTTGTGTTATAGTTAAATCTGCATTACTAGTTTTTCTAGTGGGAACTTCATATATGAGATCATTGACATTATATGAGTCTATTTCATCTAGTAAGCGAGATTTTAACTCATATTGTTTTTTACGTTTAGAGTATTCAACACAATAATGAGATAATTGTTCAAGCCCTTTTAAAATACCTTCAACACTCGTTGGCTCTACTTTGATAAAACTTCCTTCTGTTGGTTTAACATTAGGTAGTGATAAAACTTCGCCTGTGTCTGGGTTAAAAATAACGTAACGTTCCATTATATCGTTCCTTGTTCCCTTAATAACTTTAAATCTTTTCTAACTCCGCGATTATATTTTAAAACTTCGACTAATATAGACAAAGTTTCTGGATCTGTATTAAGTAACGCTTCAACATCTTTCGGTAAACAACGACCACCATAGCCTTGCAGACCATCATCACCAGGTACTGCGGTATGACTATGTCCTATACGTTTATCAATAGCAACTAAACTATTAACTGTATTATAATCTAACTTGTGTTCTGTACAATAATCGTATACTTGATTAAAGAAAGTTACTTTCGTGGCTAAAAAAGCATTTCTAAATAGCTTCGAAATTATTAATGCTCTTGGATTTTCTACAGTTACAGTAAAATAAGGATTAAACACCTTTGTCCAAAACTTTGTAGCACCACCACCTATATACATCATACCTTGCTTCTGAAAATCTTCAAGCGGATTTGCGGCAGTAAGAAATTCAGGACTAAAAGTTATAGGCTTATTACCAAACATTGTTATTAATGTTTCCCATCCACGTAAACTTATTGTGCTTTTTATTAAAATAGGTATTCTATTAGGCACTTGCTTTACAACATCAATAACATTTTTCATTTGACAAACACCTTGAAACGTTGGAGTATCTACGCATATGATTACACCGCCTGGTTTATTCCACCAAGGTGATATTGTCTCTTTATTATACTTAGGATCTACAATTTTTGCGTTAGTTAAAACACTATGAACTGCTTTGCCTACGTATCCATATCCTGCTATCGTAATTTGAGGTCTCATACTTTTAACCATTTTGTATATTTCTTAATTTTGTCATACGTAACAAAATCTTTCTCAGTATAATGAAAAATTCCTTGTTGCATATGGTTTCCTATTTTTAATTTTAACTCTGGAGTCAAATAACTCCCTACACGGTTCTGCCATTTACTACTAGGCTGTTCCCATCCTTGCACATATGATTTCATATGTGTAAAACTTGGAAATAAACTTTTATTATTTGTAATCTTCTTATCACAGTTAAGTATTTTAGCAACTATTGACGCACTTAAATCAACACTTAAACTTTTTTGGTATAATTCCTTGGCATATTTGCTATAAAACAGTTCCCAGTTATTCATTACTAATTCTAACCATGTATAAAACTCTTTTGCAAACTCTGACTTTTTAAAATAATGAAATCCTGCATATAAATTAGGTAATTTATTTGCTGTAAAAGTTTTACGGTAATAATCGCTTGTTATTAGTTCTCCTCTATACGTATAAACATTACTAACAAAAAATAAATCATAATTTTTTAAAAATGCCCACCAATTTTCTAAGTCTTGTAATACTAACATATCAGTATCAAGCACAATTGTTTCGTCGTATGGTGAAGCATGATATAACTTCCAACGATTATCTACTTTCCAGTCTTTATCTTCTGCACTATCATTCCATGGTATCTCTTTAATGACGTCAAATAGCTTTTTATACTTTGCTGGAACATCATCATTAGTAATTAAACAAATATTACACTCTTTTTGAGTTGCTTTTAAGCTCATGGCTAATAGACACGCTTGTTTTACGTAATCATTTTCACTATTTTGTGCTAAAAATACAAAACCTTTACGCATTATCTATTATCCTATTAAGACTAAACTTGTTCATGACATGAACACTAGTACCTCTTATTCTTAGTGGCGTATATTCTCCTAAATACTTTTCCTTTTGTATTAAGAACAAAAAATTATCCTTTTGTAATTCCCATAAAATATCCCTATCACTTGTAAAAAACATTTTACCTGGCATTGTATGAGAAAAATCTCCACGTTGATAACCATTCATTATATGGATTGCAATACTAAACACCCAATCATTACGAAATGTTCCTTTATTAATTTGAAAGATACTATTATAGTGTTGCCAGTTTTCTTGGATATGCTTTGTTAGTTCAAAAAATATCTTATTAGTTTCTGTTTTTCTAAAAAATACACACGTGGCCCAATAAAAATCAACACTAGTATCACTAACATGAACAAATTGTGGGTCATTTCTAAAACCACTTAAATCATGTGCTTCTTTGTAAATTAAAAAATCATGGTCTTGTGTAAAACAATGCTTAAACAACTCATCACTTACAACATAATCACTATCTAACATTAATGTTTCGTCATAAGGTGATAAATCAAATGCACTAGTTCTTAGGTCGTTCTTAAATTCTAACTGTTTAAAGATATTAGTACCGTCATAATAACGTTTATGACTTGGAGATTTTGCTAATGGAACTTTGATTACTTGATCAAAGACTGTTTTATAGTCTTTATATGTGTCTTTAAGATATTCAACACTATCAGTAACTACAGATGTAGGAAGATCAAGATACTGCTTAATACGTTTTGCTAGGAAATGTGCTTGTTTTACGTAATCTATCTGGGCATTATTTCGAGCAAAAATTAATACACCTTTTTTATTGCTCTGGCTCATAGTCAACTAATCCTGGTATAGTTCTTTTGGTCCTAATTTTTTCGTATTCTGTTTGATATTCATTAGTTGCAGTAAAGTAAATGTCTAGAATGTCATCAAAGAACTTAATTAAATCTTTAATTTTAATAGGAGTGTCATTGTCATCAAGTAATACTATATCAGCATCATTACCTTTACTAACAAGCATACTTACAAAAGTAATTAATTCTTGAGTAACTGAAAATTGGCCGCCGCTGAAATAATGAACAGCACTTTGATAATACTTTTCTTTTAAAACACGCTTTTGATTATTCAGCGTGACCATGTAATTCGAAAATTCTAATGCTTTGGATAATCGTTCATCCATAACTATCTCCTATATAATATACGTATTTAATAGGAAAATGTTTTGGAGATGTTGAATTAGGTTAGATCGGTGGACGGGTCATTAGCATACGTTGGTGTTGGAACCGAAACGTTCACGCCTGTTGCACGGAATTGAGTAATGACGCTTGTAAGTGTACCTAGTACGTCTTCATCAGTTGGTGTACCTGGATCTGTAGGATCATCGTCATTAAAATTAATTTTAAATGTTATAATATTTGGATTAACTGCTATATTACCTTTTACTTCAATAATATAATGGTTTTCTGTATATTGTCCTGTGCCTTGCTTATCAAAAACTGCTTGATAGCTTGTAGTAAGATCATGATAACCAAGACTTGATCCTGTACCTGTTCCACCAATAGATGCTGTTTCTGTATAGTCAAATTTTATTGTTTGCATATTAACTAGCATTGTAGCCCAGTCAATTGTTTTAGCTTCTGTAATTCCAGGAGCATTAATGTTTGCAGAAAAACGAACTTCGCTTCCTGAATTGAAAAAGTGTCTTGCATGATCACTATCTGTAAACGTTACATTTACTATATGAGCAAGTTGATTCTTCCAAGGTTGAGTATATTGGCCTTGAGTTCCTGTTGCTTCAACAGTACCTTGATTTACATCAATAGAGAATCTTTCATTTTCAAGTGTTTGACTTAACCCTTCGTATTGGGCAATACCCTTTTTATTAATAGCATTACTATCTTCAATTAGATCAGTCTGGGCAATAAGAGTTATTTCACTAGGTGATGTATTTGTTTGGTGTATTCTACCCGCCGCTAGATCATCAAAAAGCAACGACATATGAGTTGCTGTTACTTTTTCACTAACAGATACTTGTGAACTGTTCAAGGATTGGCCGTAACCTTCATCACCGGAGCCATTCCCCATAATCGTTGCAACCCGACTCTGTAATAAATTGTATCGAGCCGCTTCAATAAGATCGCCTACTGCCATTTTACTATACCTTTAATATACATTCAACTAGTTTTTCAGAAGTACTAGCATTTGATTCGAGAGCAACACCTACTATTAATGCATCATTTTCAATTACGGTAGTAGCTGTTCCTGTTCTTCCTGCGTAAATACTTTGTCCTTTAACTACTGGTCCTGTTACTCTTACTGGAACTCGTCCTTTAAGTGCAACATTTTGTCCTGATGCATCTTTATTCATTAAGAAAGCTGGGTTTTCACTAATAACACCAACTGGTGCTGGAGGAGTAAATCCTAAAGCCTTGTCTTCATTTGTTACATCACATTCTTTAAGTTCTGTTCCAGCTATACCTGATACTGCTACGACTGTACCAATATCATATTCTTTATCAGTTGTGTATTTTTCCGCCAAGTCAGCGTATTGTGCCGCTGTAGCTGTACCATGAAACTCGTTTGCAAATATATTAGCACTTCCATCTCTAACTGCAACTGTATTATTACTTGAGGCAGTATCTGCAGATCTAAAATTAGCACCTACTTTAAGTGTTTCAGCTTGTGAAGCCAACCCAGTAAATGCAGTTGCATAAATGTTTGCAAATTTTAATGCTGTTTTTCCTAATTCAAATGTATCAGTTGTTGGTGGATACATTCCTGTTGCATCCATTGTAAGCGGTTCTTTAACATTTCCTAAATTGTCATCTAATTTAAACTTAATTAACGTACCAACCTGATTCTGTATAACGCCTTCATTGTCATTCTCAATGTAAATCTTCATGTCATTGGAATCACCAATGGCAATACCAGCATCTGCAAAAGTTGTTAATGACGTAAATGCACCTGATCCTGCAAGAGCAAAATCTGTATCAGATTTACCATTTAATAGTAAGGCGTTACTTGCAGTTCCCCAGTAAAAGTCTGTTGAACTAGTTACTCCGCCTGTTGCGTTTGTTGTATTACGTAATGTTGTACCCTTTTTAATACTATCAAAACCTGTAATAGCATTTGATGGGTCTGTTGAGTCAATTGTAAATGCTACTGAACTAATAATAAAGATTACTTCATCATTTACAACTGCTTTGATAATAATTCTGTTTACACTAGTGGTATCACGAACAGTTGTAGTAACCATTTGTGAAACAGTAGCGCCAACGCCTTGAGGTCCTATTAATACATATCCTGAACCGTTATAAGCATATAATTGTTCATTTGCAGAATCCCACCATAAATCACCAGTGGCTAATCCTGCTGGAGCAGTAGTGGCAACTTCAGCGCCACCTGTAGTTCTAAATTTAGAACCATCATAAAATTTTAATTTACTTGCTGTAGCATCATACCAAATTTGCCCTGATATGGCTTTTGGCGGCTGTGCCGCTCCACTAAAATTTTCTAGTAAGTGTAAGAAATTCTCATTCTGAATTTCGCCGTATCCTGCATAGTTTTTACCTACTAATTTGATATCAGTAGTTTGGTCAACCGTACCGTCTTCTACGACTACTAGTGTTACACCACTATATCTATCTATTGTATATGCCATAGTTTAACCCCTGTTAGTTATATTTATCGATTATTACCATAAACCACCGCTGGATGAACGAAGACTCTCAAAAACCCAAAAGCCACCATTTACGATAAAACGTCTTAATCCTCTATCAATATCTACATTAACAGTACCACTTGCGGCTGTAAATGCAATATCCTGTAATACACTTTCATTCTGTACACCATTTGAATCAACTGCAATAAATGATTTGCTTAAAACTGGTGTATCTACATTAATTCCTGTTACCTGTGCGCCTGAAATTGAATTAATTAAAACATAAGCATACGAGCCAGTCTTTTTATTTCCCGCTGGATATATATCATCAATTATCGTGGCAATTTCTGCGTTTGATAGTGAGTTGCCTATGCCAGGCAATGATATATCCATAGTCAAAATAACAGGCTCTTCATTTAATTGGTCATCTACATAAAACTTGGTTGCAACTGATGAATTAGTTGTAGGCTCAGCTACCCCTGTAATTTCTTGTGGACCACCTCGAAGGGTAGGTGGATTTGTTGAGTTATCAGTGTCTAAAACAAGTTCAATAGGTCCGTCACTAGCAATTTGTAATCCATCACCATCAGTTCTAATTCTAACAGCCTTAAACTCTAATTTATCAACATTTAGTTTTGCAAGGGTTCCAACACTTGTTAAAGCTGACTCTAATACTGTATCACCTAATTTTGTTTTGTTTAATATTTCTACTCCGTCTGCTTTATAACCTTTTGTCGCGGCTAAATCAATATTTTCTGAACTAGTCCACGCTTGAGCTGTATTTTTCCACAGCCATTCTTTATCACCCTCTGATGATTTAAGTATGATTCCTCCATCATTAATTCCAGCATCATTAAGTGCACCACCACTTGGTATTCCTAATTCAATATTCTTGTCTTCTACTTGTAAATTTTGTGTTTCTACAAAAACAGTTGCACCAGCTACACTAAAGTCACCATCAATTCTCATATCTCCACCAACATGAAGTGCATATTGTGGATCTGATTCAAAAATTCCGAAATGTTCTTCTGATGTATCGACTACAAGAGCATCAATAAACCCTTGTGGTTTTCTAACCCTAACTTTCCAGTCATGATTAGATAATTGATTTTCACTAACAAACGATGTACCTACTACTTTTAAAATATTATTTTGTGCTAACCCAAGAGTAAGTCCGCCTGAGTTTTGTATTGTTAATGTTCCAGTTGTAGTCGCATTAGCATCTGCAGGCAAAAATTGTGCGGCTGATTTTACATTCCCTTGAGAATCTCTTAATGCACTAGCTTGGTCGGCAATACCTCTGAATCTAAAATCTGTAATACTAACAGGTGTAAATCCATGTTTAATATCTCCAGTTATACCAGAAATTGTAAATCCTACTGCTGGTGTAAATTCTGTGTTGCTCCATACACCTACAATAGTTCCTGCAATAAAATATTTCATTACAATGTGAGTATTATTAAATGTATCTACAAGTGTAGCAATTTCAAATCCACTCTTACCTTGTGTACTACTATAAATCGGCCCAGCTAATTCTAATTCACTTCCATCATAAAAATAAAGTTGGTTAGCATCACTATCAATCCAAAGGTCGCCTGCAACCAAATCACTTGGCTGTGAGGCTTGTACCGAAGGTGCTCCACTAGTTCTAAAACCTACACCGTCATAAACTTTTACTCGTTGTGTTGATGTATCATACCATAGTTGTCCTGTTAATGGATTACTAGGAGCAGAGGACTTCGCAAAGTTCTCTAACATTTTAATTAAGTTTTCGTTTAACGGTTCACCAAATCCTGAATAGTTTTTACCAATTAAAGAAATATCAGCTGTAGTTGTATCTAATTGGCCGTCAACTAAATCAACTAATAAAGTTCCATCTGTTTTGTTTAGTTTATAACTCATTAGCTCGCCTCTGGTCCTGTGTATATAATATAGTTAATTGACATATATGGATTCATAATATCTGCAGGTGTTCCTAATGTTACTTGTTGATCAGTTAATACACCACCACTTGTTGGATAGGCTTGTCCTGCACCTGTCCCAGTTGGTGCATCATATACAATGCCTTCTGCATCATTAGGTGTTCCTTGAATATCTCTAATAACATAATATTGATCGCCACTATCACCTCTTAAATCGTGTTCGTGTTCTGGTAAATTTGTAAGTGCTATACTTTGTGTTTCTTGTCCTGAATGTGTTCCTATATTATCAGCCGCCGAACTTGTAACTACATTAGCACTTGTACCATTCATGTTATCTAAACCTAATGGGAATCTACCTCTTAAATCTGGTAAACAGAAAAATCCTGCTGTAACTAATCCTTGATCTTTAAAATTATATTCAATAGCACTAAACAAATTTTGATATAATGCTATAGGAACTTCACGTCCATCACAAAGTAACCAAGTAGGAGGAGCAAGTACTCCACCATATGGAGTAATCATTCCGATTGGCATTGTTGGTATTGAAGCAAACAAGTTCTGTCTATTAACTTTAAATACACCAGTATCTCCGCTTACTCTATTAACTAATATCTCATCATCAACTTGACTAGTAGCACTTTCTGTTTTATCAGCAATAAAACTATTTGCAATAGTTGTTGTAAATGTTTTAGTACTTTCATCTTGTCCATCAAAACTAAATGACGGTGCTGAAACATCTCCTATCATTTGGAACGTTGTTGGACTTGCAAGTTTATCTGCTGATCCTGAACGTCCGCTAACTGTACCTGTAATATTTCCTGTTAAGTTACCTATAAAATTCTGTGCATGAACATTTAACCATTGTTCATTTGCAGTTCCCAAATTCCGTGCTAGTGTTAAGTTAGGAACAATATTTTGCGTTGTAAGTAATCCTGCAATATTACTGTCGCCGCCGACAAATAATTTTTTCGCAATTCCTACGCCACCTTTTGTTGTAATACTTCCTGTACTAATAGTTGACGCATCTGTAGTTCCTTCTACTAACAATGCACTATCAGTTTGGATATTACCTACAACATCTAATGACTGGTCTGGTGATAAATTATTAATACCTACTCTAGCTTGTGCATCAATTCTAACAACTGTTTTAATTTCGCCAGCATCATTAACTCTTATATCAATATTAGATCCTGATGTTTGATGGGCAATAATACCTGCTTGGCCTTCAACGCCAATTGACATGGCACTATCCGCTCCAATAATAATACCTGAATTGTTTTTAATTTTAAGTGGAAATAAACTTGTACTGAGTACATCATTTCTTAAAAAACTAGACGCTGTTACTACTGCACCAGATACAATTAAATTTTCTGCTTTTTCTGCCGTACCGTAATATTTTCCTGAACCATCGCCTGTAATATTAGTTGTACTTAAATTATATCCTGGAAAAATCTCAGTGAACCCAGTAATAACACTCTTTGGTGTAAATTTTTCTGTTGAGATTATTGCAAGTATTTTTGCTTTAACTTCTACCTCTAAAACTGTATAAGAAACATTATCTGTTCCAATAAGGACTGCTGGCTTAATACCTGTTGACAATCCGTCACTAAATGTTGGACCTACTAAAATCCATCCCGAACCAGTGTAAAGATAAAGTTGTTGATTATCTGTATCAACCCAAAGGTCACCTACTACTGATTGATTAGCGGCAGGTTCGTTTGTTGCTTTTTTTAATCCACTTGCAGAAATCCAGTTTGTACCGTCATAAATTTTTAATTGGTCAACACCTACAGTAGTATCATACCATAGTTGACCTTCTACAGGATTTCGTGGTGATGTATTAAAAGCAAAATTTTCTAATAAGTGTAAAAAGTTATCCGCAATGGCAGTACCATAAGCAGTAGTATTACGTCCAGGTATATCTAAACTAGTAACCTGGTTGATAGTATTATCTTCAACTGTAATAGTACCCTTATTTGCTAGGTCAGTATGTGATACTAAATATGCCATTTACTTACGCCTCATTAAAGCCAGTTAGACTTTGTACCCTTACGGTATAATCTATTTGAATTAATCTATTTAAACTCTTCTGTACTGGGTGAAAAACTACATGAGTTAACAATCTGCCAGTTCCTGATTTTGCATAACTTATAAGACCTAGCTCATCAAATACATAAAGGCTTTCACTTCCTGTTGCATTATCAATTGCATCTTGTCCGCTAGGCTCACCATAGTCTAGTAAACAAGTTGCTAAAATATCTGTATAATTTGTACCACTAACATGACGAGTTTCTAGCTTATTTCTTGTAGGATCTGTATTGTTAACTGAATTATCATCAATTATTTTAGTGTACGTTTGACTATATAAACTAGCATTAGTACCTGTTGAATTAGGTGACAAATATGTAATAATTCCTGTAGGATCTACAGAAGTACCACCGTTCCCAAAAACCATACTATTAACAAACCCTTCACCTTGGTTTGCTAAACTATCTGCTAACGCAAGACTCATATTTTCATAATGAATCGCATTTCGCTTATCTACGAAGATTTTGCCCGAATCCGGGTCATGAATTTTAATGTGTCCTTGTAAAAGTACACCGTTTTGCTCATTAAAGTTATCTATCATATTAATATCCTACAAGTGTATTTATTTAGGTAACGTTGCCTCTGCACTTCTTAAGAAACGTCCTATTGTATTTTCCTGTCTATGCAACGGAACTCCTGGATCAGTCCATAGTTTTCCGAGCTTTCTCACCACTATAATTTTACTATTAATAGCTGGTGTATCCAACATTGTAACCGTTGAAGTTGTTCCATCCACACTAAATTCAGCGGGTAATGTAACATCTGCTTCAGGACTATCTAAATTAACAGTTTCATCAAATGAGCTAATTGCATTCTTACGTAATCGCTTACCTGCTACAAAAATCTCAAACTCATTTACAGATTTTGGTATAAAATCTACTGTTATAGCCGCTGTTGAGCCGTCTGCATCAAACACTTCAGTTAGTATTTCATCCTTATAAGGTACTGTTTGCGGAGTACTTTGATCAAACACATCTGACCCTTTCTTATGTAACTCTGCAATACCTGTGCCTAATGTGCCTCTACGTAACTGCCTAATAGCATTACCTTCTTTTAGGTAATATTCTATACGCTCTCCATTTATGAAAATTATACCAGGAATCCCTTTATCTTTATTAGGAAGTGGCAAATTATCATAATTTGTTACATAAATCTTAGTATCGTACCAATTTAAGTCTTCTGCTAAAGTGTATTTATTATCATCTCCAAGGCGCTTATAATGTGTTCTATTAAGCATATCCTTGAAAATTCTAAATCCAAATTTAGGAATCATTACAGGATTGGTAAAGTGTATAACTTCTATCGTATCATTAGTATCGATATCAACTACAATTCTAATATGTTTTTTATCATCTGTAACATAGTAATCAATACTTGGCGTTAATAATACATCATTTAAACTAATCCATACATACTCAGCATCAATGGCTTCTTCACGTAATCTAATTATTCCATTAGTTAATTGATGATACTCTGTATAACTATCTGTTCCAATTGTAACAGGATTTCTAGCTACTACATCAAATGTTTCTCTTTCTATTTTTCTAATATCATGCTTACTAAACTGATAAACAGTTAAAGTTTCACCATTAGCTAGAGGAGTATCTAAATAAACTTCATCAGGTGTACTAACAAATAAACTTGTTTGCTGATCAAAAAATCCTAATTGATAAGCACCACTATCAATAACAAACACTTCTAACTTATCTCCAACTGCTCCAATGCCAGCAAATAATACAACTGATCCATTAAACGTGTCCCAACGCCACTGTTGGTTTAACTCTATCGCAACGCCATTTAAAAAGACTTTAACATTTTCAGCACTAATTGTTGCTGTTGAAATTTGCCATTGTCTTAATTGATATTCACGTCCTAAAACAACTGTAAATTGTTGATTGTAACCTGCATTTAAAATCTTATTACCAACTTTAACTATAATATTATGACTAGTTGGTTTACTAGCAAATGGTGTTTGACTTAAAGTAAATTTCGTTGTAACGCCATTACCTGTAAAATCATCTGTTGTTACCTGACTAAATGCTTGGCTAGTACTATCATAAATTACATATTGAATTACAGCACCAGGATTAGGAACTGTTCCTAATTTAAATACAGCTCTATTTGGAGTTTCATAAGTGTCATCTGTTTCATCTAAATCAGTCTGTACTGTTTCACCATCTACTGTTAATGTATATGTTAATCCTGTTTTATAAAGAACAGGTGTTACAAATTGTGACGTTGATCCATCACCTACAAACTTGTCTAAGTCAAAAATCTTTTCTCCATTGTTAGACATTGTTGAAATATGTATTGAGTCGCCGGTTTGTACTGGATTAGTAAATACAACTTGTTTAGTTTGATAGTTTACAGTAAAGTCTGTTTGAGGAATTAAAATATTTCCATTTAGTTTTACAAATAAATCATTTTGACTTGCAGGTAATCTAGTAACAGAATATCCAGTAACTGCTTGGTCACCAATATAATTATGACTACTAATAATACTTGATCCATCTGCTGTTCTATCATAAACTTTAAAATCAACAGTATCCATAATTTGTCCTGGAACTAATTCTTCAGGACCTTTAGAGGATAATACTGTAACAAACCCATCACCATCAACAACTATTTCTTCTGATAAAATTCCTTTAGCTGTTGAGTAAGCTAAATCGCCACCTTGTAATGCTGTATCATAAGCATCAGGGTCTGGAACAAAACTACCATCACTACTTGCTTTTCTAATAATAATTACATCATCAGCAACTGTTGGAATTAATTCTTCATTTATTTGAATTGTTTGTGTAACACCATCACCTACAATTGATTCCATTACTGCATTTGGATTACCTGTTACACCAATAGTACTTCCATCAAATTGTGGATCGTCTACACGTATACCATTTTTATAAACATTGTAAGTTACACCATCTTCTAATGGTTTACTGAGTTCAAATACATTTGTACTCCCATCTAATGTAAATACTTCGTCTTCATATGTATTATCAAACGTATCCCACGTTGATGTAAACCAAGGTTGTGAGAACCAACCTGCTCCGCCACCAAAATCAAAAGCTCTAACTTCTACACCACCATAATCAATACCATCCATTAATTGTGCTATATCATTTCCAAGCATTCCGTCAGTTGGTTTATAAAATAAATTAATACGATCTTGTGCTTGAAGCATATCAACAGCTTTACTATACTTGATTACTATTGACGCATTAAGTTTAGGAGGTTCTGTAAAAAATATTTCTCCTGTATATCTTGTATATCCTTTAGTTGTGTCTGCAACGTTTTTAAAAGTATATTCACTCGTTAATGCTTCAACATCGCTAATAGTAATATAAATCTGACTTGGTCGTAAATCCATAGGCCACTTTAACGAAATCTTTTGCTTACTTGCATTACCAGTAAACGATTCAGTTTCTTCAAGAGTTGTAATTAAAAATGTTCCTGTAACCCTATCAAATCTTGATATAATATGAGCATTACGTACTTTTCCATTACCAAGTTTAGCAGAAACAACAGCCGGTACACCGCCATCAGATTGTGTTCCATTAACTGCAACTGTTGGTGCTGATAAATATCCTGAACCAACATTTGTTATTTTAATGTGTGTAATTTTTCCACCTGTACCAATGTATGCTTGTGCTTTAGCACCTGTTCCGCCGCCACCACTTAATGTAATGACAGGAATCTCAAGATATTTTGTTCCACCATTTTTAATCTGGATCTCTTCAACTTCATAACCTAAGTTATCTTTCCAATGTTTATTTGGATAATTTATAAGTCCAGGATCTACACCATATAATGCATCATCTTTAACTTTTAATGACGCCGGTATAATTCTTCCAGCTTGTATATCATAAGCTGGAGGTAAATCAAAATCTGTTGTTACTGATTGAGTATTATCTAATTTTGTATAAGAAGTTAAATATTCTCTAATTTTAGTTTTATACGGTTTAGTTTCTTCAATAAATTTTTCATAACTTGGAAGATTATCATTTTGGAATGTAATTTTTTCAGCTAAATCTCCAATGTTATGTTTTGCTTTAAGGAAACTTGTTTTAAATGCCCAGTCAACAAATTTTTGTTCAGAAAGCACATAACGTAAACTTGACAAGAATAATTTATTATATTCAACTGCAAGATCATTTATAAAAATATCATCACGTAATGCTTCTAAGATTAATCTAAATTCATGAACTGGTTGATTATCATAATTAGATGTATCATAACTTAAACTATCATAACCTATATACCAACCTTGATAATTATATAAACTTGAAGAAAACTGTATTGTTCCGTTTTCCCTACCAATTGTTTCATAATTTGTAGTATAATCTACATCAGGAACATCATTGATTTTTTTCAATAGTAACCAACCACCTGAACCAACTGTTTTAATTTTAACAACATCACCTAGAGTATCGTCTAATGCAGTTAGTTGATAACTTTCATCAATTAAATAATCTACCTGTGTAAACTTATTATATCCTGTTGCGTACCAGTTAGCATAATGCCAATATGCAGGAACATTAAATGCCTGACTATCTGTTCTTTCCCATAATTCAGATACAGAATTATAAGCATGAATAGACCATTTGTCACCAATACTTTCGTCTGCTTTAATAAGTGTGCTATATTTTCTAACTGTTAATTCTGTATTTAAACTATACTCTCTACCAGAGTGTTTTACAGTTACAGTAGAAATTTTTCCTAAAGTATCAATTGTTATAATAAGTTCAGCACCTTGCCCGTTACCTACTTTACTAAATTGGTATGTTGGTGCTACTTTATAACCTCTACCAGGATCAGCAATATCAACTCTAGCTAATCTACCATTTTCCCAAATAGGTGTTAAGACTGCTTGTTTAACATTTGCAGTACCAACAAATACTATTTCTGCATAGATATCAACAGCTTGATCAAATTTGCCAGAATTAATAGTTGGCATTGGATCAATTGTACCCAATTTATTAAGATCGTATTCATCAACAATAATATGTTGTATAAGAACTCTATTAACTCTTTCAATAAGTTGTTTTACTGCTTCAAGTCTGTTTACAAACCAACTTTGTCGTGGTCTATTTAAAATACCGTATTTTTCTTTTACACTTAACTCAGGATTCGGAACTGCTCTATAATTTGTGTCCCAACCAATTAAACTATCAAACCACTTACGTTCTACATCTGCTTTTGGCTTACTAGTTTTTAATCCTTCACTTATAAGTTGATATTCATTATGAATATTAGTATAAACAGGAATAGTCCAGTAGCGGAAATTAACTGCTGAATCATTAGCAGTAAATAATGCATCACAATTATACAATGCAAATCTACTATCACTATACAATGCCGCATACTTATAACCTTGAGCTTTAGGATCTTCAATTAATTGTGCTACATCATATGCACTTGTTTTTCTCCAATCCATAGAAGGAATATGTTTTTTATTTTTAACCCAATAATAATACTGAGTTGAAAAACTTTGTGCTTGTTTGTTATAAATTTGTCTTGTTGATAATGTACTATCATCAGCAAACTTAGGTTGTCCACTAATTCCTTGTGCTAATCCTTCTTCTGTATCTGCTAATTCTGACCATTCAGATGGTTTAAGTGTTGTTTCAACCCATTCATAAATATCAATTGACGCTCCTTTAAATAACTTACCCCAAGTTGCTGTTTGATAAATTATACTTCCTTGATAAGGATTATGATATTTTGCCGTACTTAAATCCCACCATATTTTTCCAACATAATTTTTGCCCCAGGCCGCGGATTCATCAACAACAGATATTGTTCCACCTATTGTATATGTTGCTGGGTCATATAATGTTTTAAAAGCAATTTCTTCTTCGGCACTACCTGCAATTTTTCCTTGAACTGGGTCAATATAATCTATTTGGCTAGTAAGTACATTCTTTGAAGTATTATAAACAAATACACCTTTAAATTTTGATACATCAACTTGATCAAGTGGGTATCGTAATGTTTGCCATGACAAAACATCTCTATTACGTCTAAAATCAATTATAGTTCCCTGATAATTGTCTCCAGGAGTAGTAGTTAATTCTGGCATTGAAACATAAACATGATTATCTGTAAATAATAAATAATCACCGAAGCGTCTTGTTACAGGATTATTATAAACAAATTTTTCACTATAAAGTAATGTATCATTAAATCTTTGGAAAATAAGAACTTGTCCACTATCTTCATTTGAAGTTTTATACTGAGTAAGATTATTATCAAACGATGTAGGTAAAACTGTAGTATTTGCATCAAATGTTGTTGTTGATATAAGATCACCACCACGTGATGAAACAGCTAAATTATCTTTATCAAAATCTAATGTTGCTCCGAATCTTTCTGCTACATCGTTTTCTGGACTATAAAGTGTTTGTGACCATATGAAGCTACCCGCTACTTGCCTATACACATAAACAGCACCATTGTTAGTATCTATTTCATCTTGTAATGGGGCTCCAACTGCAACTATAGTTCCATCATCTGAAACTGCAATAGCATTTCCAAACCCTATACCTGCTTTAGGTGTTACTATTACTTGACTAAATTCATAATGACCGTTGTTTATTCTGTATATAAGAACTTTAGGATCACTATCAGTAAACTCAGCTACAACAACTAAAATGTTTCCATCTTTATTAATTGTAAACGGAGTAGCAAAACCCGTTAATGTAGTATGATCTACAATAGTTTCGTCGTCAACTGTTAACCCTAAATCATTAGGAACATATCCTACATAATCTATATGACTTGATAATTGTGTCCATAACGATGAATCAAATGCACCAGCTGGTAAATTAGTTTTACTTTGATAAAAATACTGTTGATGTAAAACAATATCATTTTCAAAATATGCTACAGTATCACTAAACACACCTTTATAATTTTTATCTTTGCCAACTGCATAATCATATGATATTCCATCAGCATCAGTACCATGATTATAAAAATATACCCTACCAGCAGTTCCAACTGTACTACCATCATATTCTACGCCTGAACTTACATGAAGATAATGTAACTTACTATTTGTAGCAAATTCTAATTGCTTACCGAAGTATTTGAAACCAAAAGTATTACTATCCTCTTCGGCCGCATACTCAGAAACATATCCATGATTTAACGAATACTCACCATTGGCTGTTTTATCATAAGTTAAAATTATTCCTTGGTTAACATAAGCACTTGCCACACCTTCAGTATGGGCCTGAATATTAAATGTTTGTACCCAGTCTTTGTTTAATGGTGTTGGATAATTTGGTATTCTAGAAATTCCGCTAACTGTACTGCTAGAATAAAAATGTACTTCTAACTCGTTTTGAAAAGCCGGCGAAGTAACAGGTAACTGAGACGAATCCGTGTTTTTAATAACAACCATTTTACCTGCAATCGATGAATCCATATCTGCATGATCTAATCTCCCTGATAAACGATTAACACCAGAACTAATAGCATCTTTAATACTAAGAGTACTACTAGCACTATTATTAAATCCGAAGCTAAATGTCCCTACCCTATCTTTTACATAAAGGCGGCACGTTAATAATTGTTCTTGTAAATACGTTACTTCGGCTGTAGCGCCTGTGGTGTCATCAATAATAATTTCACCTACTTGAGGAATATAAGGATTTCCTAAATTGTCAAAATTTGTAAATGTAACATCAATAAATCCACTCCATAAGTCATATACAGCATGAGCTGAATTTACATATGAAAATGTTAAACCTAATGATGCAGGATCAAATACTGAGATAGGTGCAACACCTCCTCTAATAGTATTAAGCCACATTGTAAAGTTATCTGTTACATTAAGAGTATCTGTAAAAACTTTTGCTCCTCTTATAAACCAAAGCTCACTTAAATTAGGCAATCCTTGTTTATCATAATAACTTAAATGACCTAAACGACCGCCTCTGGTAGGATCAAGAACTAAACTTAATGCACGAACATCATCCATTGTATTACCAAAGACAACAGGTGAACGTGATTCAGCTTGAGTAATAAAATCTTGTCCTATAAGATTAGGTATTGAAATCTGTTGAGCTGACGTAACTGTTGTAGTAAATGCTGGAATCCCATCAATCTTCCACCAACCGCCAAATGTGTCTGCCGCTGAAGCTGGTCTAATTAATTCAAAGTCTCCACAACTTACTGCATTGTAGAAAAGTTCACCAGTAGGATCAAATGCACCACTAACATCTGTCATATAAATTATTGATTGACTAACATTTTCAATTCGAATATATGCTATTTCACCAACCGCAGTATCTGATGATAATGAATCACCAACTGTTGGAATACGTATTAAATTATCAATGTACAATACTGCATCAATTTTATTTGCAATAACTTTCTGTCCTTCAAGTGCCGCAACACCTGGACCTGTATTCCCCCAAGGTAAAACACCATTTGGATAATTTTGTGAAAATTCGTTCCAATTAAGAACTACTTTATCACCATCTGTTGATCCTTCATATTGTGCAAGTGGGGCTCTAATTAATACGTGATCTGTAGAAACATCTATTCCATAGTCACCTCTTATAGCGTAAACTATAGTAGGGTATGAATTATTACCTATATCATAATTTGCTTCTTCTATAAACGATGTTGACCAAAAACTTGGAAACGTTAATGCACCGGTTGCCGCTGAGATTGGAAATTGTGCTTCCCAGGTTGTTTCTGAATACTTAACAATGTCTCCAGCAACATAAGGTAATCCTCCATCAAAGTCGCCTTTGAATTTAGTTTTTACATAACTGGCATTTGGAGCGCCAATAACTAAATGATCTCCATTATCAGTTAATGCAATACTAGAACCAAATTTTCCTGGTCCTGTATAAAGTCCATTAGGTGCTGAAATTGTTTGTCTATGATAATAATCTACATTATCTGCAACTCTATTAAAAACATAAACTTTTTCTTGCTCACTTGCTGATGCAATTAAAATAGTATTTCTTTCATCAGATGCAATAACTTTACCAAATAAATGATCTTCCCCAGGTGCTAAATTAGAAATTAATTGGTGTGAACTATATGTTGGTTTATTTTGTAGTACGATCCACTTACCAGTATCATCATCATCAACCCAAATTAATTCACCTACTTGTAATTCACTATTAATAATTCTAGTATTTGCATCTGCCATAGAAGCAACTCTAGCCGAAACAAATTTTGTAATAAATCCTTGTTTTGTAGTATCAAAGTTTTCTGATAGTTCTACATCTGGAGTTTCACCATTTGCATAACAAATTATAGTATCTAATGATACACTTTTAACTTTAAAGAATTTTTCAATTGGTTCAGCTTCGTCCTGGCCGACATCAAGAATACCTATAATATCATTAGCTTCGTATCTTGCTTGTGTCTTAAGTTGTAATGTAGTTGTCCCAGCTGTAGTATCTGAACTTACTGCTATAACATTATCTGTTGTTCTAACATATTTGACAACATCCCAAGTTGTTCCTCGTAATCCTACCCATACATAATCGCCAACATTTAAATCAGAAATTGTTGCATCTAAAATATCATCAAACTTTGCAACTGTTAATTTAACATCGTCTTCATTAACAAACCCTGCTGTCTGAATGTACTCAAGAAATGTTGAACGGTTAGGAAATGGTTTATGATTATAATTGTTAGGTTTAAGATAAACTTCAAATGGTCTTAGACGATAAATTAAATCAGTTTCTAGTCCTGACACAGTATCAACTAATTCTACTGGTTGCGGAGATAACTTAAATTTAGCTTCGTCTAATTTAAATTCTACTTCATCAAATCCATCCGATGAACCATATTGTCCTAACTTAACAGCCCATTCTTCATAAAAGTCAATACTGTCTTTGTCTGCACTACTTAAAGCATCAAATAATTTTGTTAAACTATTTTGTGTCCCTTTGTCTTGAATATATCCTTGATAAAACTTATACTGACTAACATCATCTTGAATAATATTTGCAAGATAGTCTCTCTTTTGATATCCAATAAGATGTTGTGCTATTCTTTGTTGTTCTGTATCGAAATTATCAGTATCTAAATCATAAAAATCTTTAAATTGTTTTGCTTTATAGTCTAGATTGGGGATTAATTTAGCTTCTGGTTTAGCTGTTAGTCTTTCCCACTTAGACGAATCAAAGTTTTCTGTACCAGGACTTTTTGTTATAGAAATATAATAAAATTCTTTATATTTTACTGTATCACCTAAAACATAATCTTGATAAGATTTCCATTCATTAATAATAGCATTATCATAAACGAATCCTGGAATATTTAAAGAGCCTTTCCAGTCATCAGTTCTATAACCTAAAACTTTAATTCGTTCTTGTCTATACCCTGGTTCTAAATCAAAAATAATATCATTAAAAACTGTATGGTTGTCAATTAAACAAACGTGCTCTTTTTGTATTAAGGGTAGCTTAACAGCATATATACCATCAGCAGTATTTTGCGTAGTTATTTGAAATTCATTATCGTTACTTCTATAAATTTTAGCAAATTCAGAATCTAATTTACGTCCGTCTGCTCTTAGAAGTGTATAGTCATGAAAATTATCAAAGATATTATCAGAAACATAATAATCTCTTTTAAATTTTAATCTATTACCAGCAGGACTTAAAGATATAACACTATCTTCACGCCAATTTTGTGTAGTCCAGAATAAAAATTCTTTAGCACTTAACTCCCAATTTTCAATTACATTAATTTCAGGATTAAAAAAGTTAAAATCAAATCCTTGTGTTTCTAACCACTTACCATAACCTAATAAAAAGTCAACAACTTCTTGAACAGTTGTTAATAAAGTACCATAAGCTAATTCTTTTGTGCTATTAATAATATTCGGAGAAAGATCAAACTGACGTCTAAAGAATGCTTCCCTACCTCCAGTAACTGGTAACTCAATTAATCTAGCAAAAAATTGTTGTTGAAATGTTGTTGAACTAGTATGAGCTTCTTTAACTCTATAATAATCATTATTAAATTGAACTGTTTGTCCAAGTACATATACTTGATTTTCTGTCCAGTCAAGAAAGGGATCAGTAACGCCGCCAATTTTTACAACAGGATCATCTGATAACTCACGAGCCGCAAAATATTTAAAATATGGATTAGTTTTATCATATCCTTTTATAACAAATCCTGCTGGTCTTTTTTCAATCATAACTCCGCTATAACTTACTAAATCAACTACCGAACTTTTATTTAAAAATATCTTATAGTTTTCATCAGGAACAAAAACATTACCTTCATTAAATGGAGATCTACTGTCTAATACTAATTTAAATTTGTCTTTATGAGTAAATCCTGCAACCTTAAACCCTATCTGATTTTTTACAGATTTTAATGCAGTTGTATAATCACTATACGTACCTAATGACTCTGAATTAATATAATCACAAATATAATTAACTAATCCTGAAGTGTTAACTCTATCTTCATCAGTTATTACCATAGGAAAGATTAAATCTTTTAATCTAAGTCTTTTATCAGTTTCACTATAAATGATTTCTTTTGCTGGATTTCGAATTATTCGTGATCTATCAAATCCTAATCCCATAATTTTAGTTGGCTGATTAAGAATCCAACTACAAATAAATGCGAATGGATATTCACTACTTCTGCGCCAGGCTGTTTCTGTTGGTGCTTCGTCCCCAAATACAAATTCTTTATTTGTTAAAACAAGAACATAATTTTTAGCAAAGTTACTATCTAATGGACTTAATAAATTACCTTCACCATCAACTGGAATATGCTTTGTAATATCTTTTCTTGCATACGCTGTAAGATATTTTAATGCTTTACCAGGTTCTCTAACAATTCCATCTTCAATATCTTGCCATAAAATTTTATTTTCTCTAGTATATGGCGCTGGTCCGTAAACTGTTTTCCACCATGTCGGTTCAATAGTATAACCTAGAATTTCCCAAGGATGGGTATGCGGACGATCAGTATCAAAGGCTTCTTTATAAACACCTCTCCAATACCCAGGTAATTGTTTACCACTTGGTGCCGTCATAGCACTATAATTAAATGTAAAACTATTTGACCTTACATAAAAATCATGATCTGTATAATCTATATTGCCAACATTTTCTAACCAAGCTACAAAGTCTGTAATTAATGCTTTATCTCTTGCCCATTTTGTAAATTTTGTATCTCTTGATTCACCGCCAATAAATTCATGTATATCTAAAATAGTTGAATCATACTCTGATTTTATATTGTTAAAAATTCTTTGTTCTAACTCTAACAGTAAGTCATCGCGAAAATCACCAAAGCAAACAAATATGTTACCGTCGTGTCCTTGAATAACTTCTGTTGGTACTTGGTAAGTGTTATCAATATATTTTATGGGTTTATATTTTGGATATAAACCTAATTTAGTAGGAGTTGGTGGAATATAACTTCCATCAGTAGTTTCATATTCATAAATTTCAATAATATCATCAACGACTTTAGTTGCTGTAATTGTTACAAAGCCTGGATGGTCTGTTTCAAACTGATAATCTATACCATGATATAATTGTACTTTATTTTTATAAATGTAAACTGCTTTATCTGATAAAGCACTTAAATTAAAATCACTTGACAATGCAAAAAATTGTGTATCTTTATCTTTTACAGTATGACTTGTTTTAGTATATGTTCCTATACCCATCATATCGCTAAAGAAAAACGGCATATTATTAGTTTTATCTTTAACTACTGCCTGCATTACTTTTTCAAAATGAGGTACTGTCTCTCCTGTAAATCCTACAGTATTTGCTTTTTGAAGAAATACTCTTCTAAATTTTCCATACTCATTACTAGCATATCTAATTGCTTTAATAATATTTGCATTAGTATCAGTAATATGATATAAAGCAAGATCTACTTGTCCGCTATGTTGTACAAAGCGACGACCATATGGAGCAAGATTTCCTATATCTCTTAAATTATTCATACCAGGCATTGAACCTAAAAACTCATCATTATATTCACTCAATGAATGAACATGATCGTTAACTTCACCTAATGTAAAAGTAAGAACATTATCATTTAATGGATTTCGTTCTAAGTTATGCGGTATTTCATAATACCCGTTTTCATTTTTCTTTGTAGCACTATTAGATAGAATTTTAACTACATCATCTTTTACTAACTCTTTAATAAACGTAACATAAGCTACACCATTAATTCTATTAATTGCAAAATCTGTTATATTAAATTTTCTTATGTTATTAACATACACTCTTAACCATAAATCATTTAAGTCACCACTACGATCATAAACATCAACAGCAAAACTATTTGTTTGATTAGAAACAACATATTGTCTTACCACGTGTTGTCTACTATTTTTAATAGCTTTAATCCATCCTGACGTATATGTAAAAGTACTAATATCACTATACTCTTTTAATAATGTTACATCAGTATTTCCTTTTACTTCTGCATTATTTTGTTGATAGGTATATGTACCACCTAATAAATTAAAATCAAATAAAATATCTCCTGAATTTTCTAATGCTCTATAACTTAACGAAAATCCTAACTCTGGATCTTTAACTTCACCAGCACCTACTTTATAACTAAAAAGTTTATTTCCAACAAATGTTGATGATGGGTAATAAGTTATGTCCGATAATGAATAACCACTCTTATCAAATAAATCAAATAAAGGCGGTTGGTTTGCATCAATTTTATCTTGTCCAGCTTTCCACTCGGTACCATTATAATACCACATCTTACCTTTATACTCATCACCGTTTCTAACTAATACTGTTTCGTTTTCAATTGGGGTTGTATCTGTTTCTTCAATAAGACTAATTTGTCTTATAAGATTATGTGTAATAAATTTTACTTTAAAAATTTTTCCTGATACTCTACTATCAGGATCAGCAGTAAACAATACACGCATATTGTCAACAATATCTACACCATCAACATTATACCCTATTGCACCTTCAACATTTGAAAACACATCATTAGTAAATGTATCTAATAAATCAATATCAGCTTTAGCACTAGTACCAAAATTATGTAATTTTAATCCTGCACTAAATTCAATAATAGGACGTTTTGCTCTATAATCTTGATCTAGTTCTGGAGGTGTACCTGTAAGTGTTGCAGACAGTTCAATAACTTCTCTATGAAACCATCTGTTATACCTTGCCCAAGGATTTCTACTTTTAGATGCTTTATTAACTACAAGATAATCTTTTACTCCTGCAAAACTATTAGCATTACTATATGGTAACCTATCAAATCCTACGCTGTCAAACAAAACAGGTTTATCTGTTGCATACGTAGCCGGAATTTCTAAATCTTTTTCATTAATTAAAGTAATTTCAGTTCCAACACCTTCAATATACCATTCACCAGTAGCATATTTTGTAGGAGTTACTGTTCCTTGGAAATAAACCTTTAAACCATTTGAAAAAGCTATTCCACCAGTACTTGTATAAGTTTTTTTACCTAAAATTTCAGCTTCTACATCTATTTCTGTATTATCAACTGCATCTGCAATTTGTATTAACCCACTTGCATTAATATCATTTCCATTTACATAAAATAATGTATCAGGTGCATTATCAGGAATTGTCCAAGTAATAGTTCCAACATCAACTGTTTGAGTACTATCATCTAATCCTGTAGTATACAATAAACTAGGATCTAATGAACGTGCAGTTCTAAATGTTAATGGCATTCCTACTGCATCAATTTCAAAGATGTATGTTTGTCCTCTAAATAATTTTAAAGTTGGATTAGATGTTAATCCGTCAGGTGTGAAAATATAACTATTGTTGTCTATATTATCTTTTTTAGTTACTTTATAAGTACTTTCAACATCTTTAGCATTACCGGCAATGCCTATTCCTATTGGACCATTGGGTAACCAATAATATTCTCGAAAATTTGTAAACTTATCCCATTCAATATGCGGGTTCCAAGCATAATATTCTTGACTATTAAGTTTACTATGATCATCTACAGTACCGCCAAACGCTCTTATTTGATTAATATAATCATTGTAGTCTTTATAAAAAGTAACATTGTTTAAATTATCTTTTACTACTACCGCTGGGTCTAATTGATAACTTTCTCTATCAGAATTATGTTCAGAAATATAAGTATCATCGGCTTTGTATGCTTTAGCAGTACGTCGGCCAAAGTATCCACTTAACTTTTCTGCCACACCGGGTTGAATTAACTGATCTAAAGTTGCATTAAGAAACTTTTTATTAGTTATACTACGAAAATATCTAGGAAGTAATTCCGCACTAGGTCTTCGTGGCGGTTTTACACCACCAGTTGGTAACGGATATTCATGTTGGTCATCGGAAAAAGCCATTAGACACCATATCCCCCAGAGCCTGATGAAACATTACCTGATGTGTATGTTCCAGCACTTTGTATACCTGAATTAGTTGACGTTGCTACAGTTAAAACTTTACCTGAAGCTTTTAATCTACTTGCTGTAACGGCATCTATTACTTCAACATTATCAACAGTCGCTCCACTAACAAAAATTTCATCTGATTCAGATTTAATTTCATACAAACTACCAAACCCTTGCAGTTGTTGGTTAGGAACAATTACAATTGTTACTAACTCAGGTGCAACGGTCGCCATAATAAAAGTACTCAACTCTGAGAAATAAAACGTGTCTCCAAAATCCCAATTATCTAAAGCAAAGAATTGGTTGATTGCTGAAATAACTTTTGCCTTAATTGCATTAGTATTAACAACTTGGTCTGGATTTTTAACTATCTTAAATGTTGCTTGTAAATCTATATCAGCATTTGCTCCAAATAAAACTTTATACTTTACAGGATGATAAATTACTTCATCACTAATTGATTTAATTTTATTAATCTCAGATCCATAATTATTAAACAAATTATCGCTACTTGGCGGCAATGGTCTTTCTGTTACTGTACCATCTAAAAATTCTCTAAATAAATCATCATAACTTTTCGTTAATAGATATGTGTCAATAATATTACTGCTACTTGGATCAATTCTATTATCGTCATCTGCCGCGTGTACATATTGAAATTTAAGTTTGTCTCTTCCAACAAACGCTCTATATTCTGTCGTTAATACCAATGCACCAGCTGTATATATTTTAAATACATTCTCTGTAACTAGATAAAAAATTTGTCCAGCAGTATATTGACTTAATGCACCTACAACACTTTCAGATTGTTTTACATTTACTACTGCACCATCAATATAACTATAATCTTCAATTCCATCAGTAGTAATATACCTTTTCTGGAAAATATATTTTGTTAATGGATTCGTTGTTTCTTTAACAATTTCAAGAAAGGTTTCAGGATCATCAACAACTCCGTCTTCGTCATCATCATAAAAACTTACTTCAACTTTTTTACTATCAACATATCCATCAGCATCACGATATGCATCAGAAATTTCCCAATCATGCTGTACTGTAAATGGTATTAATTCGTCTGGTTTTAAATTAATAGATAAGACTGAAATTTTATCCTTAATAATTTGTCCTGTTTTATTGTCAAATACTTTATCAGCACTATCAAAATAAAATCTAATTTCTTCATCACTTTCAAAAATATATCTTAAACTACGATATGTAATTGTATATTTTTCACCATCTGTTTCAAGTAATAACAACCAACTTGCATCTAATTGTTGATTAGTAGTATCTCCGGTTTTACCTAAACTGAAGTCTCCGAGAATACTTAAATTATTTTCAACTACAATTCTCCATTGTCTTAAATTAGTATCATATCTTAAACCAAATGTTTTATTAGCAAATAATTGATCGATGATTTGTGTTTTTACAGTTTCTACCAATGTTTTAGAAAATTTAGGTACAATTTGCTGTAAAACAGCCGTTGACGGAATAATATCATTAAGTATAATTGGTCCTGAACCATCTGTATTATCAACAGCACCGTCACCAACAATACTAACTACTTTAACCCATTTATAATCAAGTGCCCCTATATGATCTGGATCGCCTAACATTAATGTACCATCTGTCATAAAATGATATCCATCAGGCGCTAAAAATTTTATTAATGTGCCTTCTTCAAGAAATCTTAATGCACTACCTGTAAATCCTGCAACTTGAAATCTTGTTCCGTCAACATCTTCAAAATGACCAGTTGTTTGATTAGTTCCTTTTGTAGTTTGTACCCAACTTGCTCCTAAATCTGAAACAATTGTTTTAGGAAAGTTTGTCAAATAATAATTTAACAATTGTTTTTCAGCTAAAATAGGTTGAATTACTTCTTCAACAATTCCTTCAAGGTCTACTTTTGTTGTATATACAAAATTCTTATATTTCGTTAATGTCTCTTTATATACAACACCATCATTACCAAATAAATTTGTACTAGAATATTTTCCAGTACTATCTAGTAAATCAAAATAACGTGAAATACCACTTGATGCTCTATTAACACTTTTAACTTTAACAATTTCTTGACTAATTCTTAAAGGTGCAACTTGATAATCTTCACCAGTAACCATTCTATTTTGTGTATAATAAGTTGCAGGTGCATTTTCACGGATACTTACATTTGTTTCAGTAGTAGTTGCATTGTCTACTGTATATTTTAATGACAATGTTACGTTTAATGTTTCTTGATTCCCAACTGCTGACGTATACGGAATTGCTATTCCTACTGACGTCATATCTGCAGGAATAATACTATATGCTTGATTAATACTTGTTCTGTAATAAACTCTAAAATCACCGTTAGGTAAATTACCAAAGACACCGTCTGAGAACATTAAATTAATTTTATCTTGAGATTGTGTAAGAACAGCATAAATGTTTCTAACACTTTTACGTAAACTATTATAAACAATATTATTACCTTCAACTGCTTCAACCTTAGTCCATAATTCGGATTCAGCACCAATTGAATTTAATTTGTAAAGCCATACATCTGAATGATTAACATTAGTTGCATCAACAGAAATTGTTTGATTAGTACTAGGAGTATTAACAGTAAATGTTCCTTGGTCTAATGTACCTTGTCTAAAATGACCGAAGTACCCGCTATTAGCACTTCCTGGTCCACGACCATCATCTCTATATAAAAATGCTAAACTGTTACCAGGTAAAGGTGGCTCTTCAGATATAACTCCGTCAATAACATCAACTGATGTTATTTGGAATGGTAAATTTCTTCCATCAATATTTTTATTATAACTATAAACCGGAACATCTGTATTACTTGCTCTATATCTGTATTGATGTGTTAACACACCTTCTACTGTATCTTTTTTTACTGGACGGCCAATAGTAGAATTTACCGGTAATGCCGCATTAAGAATCTTTTCAAACTGTTCTCGCCAATCTGGATTAGCTGGATCATTCCAAACAACTGTTTGGTTAGCTAAATTAGTACCATTTGAATCTACTATTTCTTCTGATGACGATACTGCTTCAAATTTAATTAACCCATTAGCTGTTTGATTCCGCTTTGGATTATATGACAATAGTCGTGCTAAACGTAATACTGATTCTCTACGTTCTGCTAATTCAAGAAAGTTCTCTCTAGAGTTAAGATCAATACGATAAGAAATATTTTGCCCTAAGAATGCAATAAGATCTATTAACGCTAGGTATTCACTTGAATCAATATAATCATTAAAATCTTCTGGATAGTTCTCGCGAATATAAGCAATCATAGTGCGACGTAGACCATCAAAATCATACGATCTAAAGTCTGCATTTCTAAATGTTTGATATACACGCTTCCAGTCTTCTGCAAGAAGCAATCTATTTTGTCTATTTGTTACTGACATAGTTTTTTCCTATTAACTCTATTTATTTAAATTCATTAACCACATAGTTAATTCTATTAAAAATTACCTGCATCCTCATCAAATGTTAACTTCATTTTTTCTGAAATATTATAAGGAAGATATGTTAATGTACAATCAATTACAAGACCAGCTTCATACTGATCAATAATAATACTGTCTACACTTACCCTTGGGTCTGAATTAACAATCTCAGTAACATTTTGAGCTATAACAGTTTTTAAATTTTCTGTTAATGGTTCGTAAATAACGTCCCAAATAATAGTTCCGAACTCTGGATTTTCTAACTTTTCGCCCTGGCGTATATGAAAATGATTTATAATATCTTGCTTAATTAATGCAATATCATATAAAATATTACTTTTATTAGCTGGATCAACAGTACTCAGTCCACGATACGCTCTGCTAGTTGCAGGCTTTTTTTGAGCTTTTGCAGTAGTTACTCGAATTTGTTTATATAAATCTCTATCTGATATACTCATAACTTACCTTACTTTTTTGCTTCCTTTTTAAACGGATCGGCTGTTGGGACAAACGTTAACGGATTAACTGCCGTTACTACATTATCTCTATCTGTTAATACAATTTTAAATGCTAAAGGATTTGAATTTTCATGATGATTCCAAGGTTCGTGCATCGGTGCTCTTTGTGATAAAGTTCCTAACGCATTATTTGTTGGCACTCCAGGCAAAATATGTGTATTAAGTGGTGAAACAATTTGAGAAGCTGACGCCATAGGACCATTCATATGAATTTGTGGAGCAGTTTCTAAATGATTGCCACCTGACTTAATATGTGAGCCTCCTCCTGATGTAATTTTAGTTTCACCATTTGTTTTATACTCAGTATTACCTATTGTAGTAACCCATTGATTACCTCCAAACAAACATTTAAAATCATTAAGTGTTTCGATTTGAATGTTACCTTTACGTAATTTAGGTTCCCCATCTAATACACTATAACTTCCACTTGCTTTTAAATCTATATTAGCTCCTGCTTCAATAGTAATATTTCTATCTGCTGTTAAATTTAAATCATTTTCAGTATGTACACTCATACTGTCTTTTGCATAAATGTCTATTTTTCCATCTGATGTTAATTCAACCCATGCTGATCCTTTTGAATTAGCAATATAAATTAAATCTTCTGTATTATGTAATAAAATTTGATGACCAGTTCTAGTTCGTATTCTAACTAATTCATTATGTGGTAATTCACGTTGCCCATCTGTTTCATTAATAGATACGTTAGCATATTCTGGTGGGCCGTCACTTGCTGGTGTTTTTCTTAAAATTTTATCATTACCATCATCCATTACAAATGTCGTGCCGCCTAATCTAGCTCGATGTACATTAACAGGTCCATCAGTCATTCCAATTATTCCAAGTGGTGACCCAACACTTTTATCAACTGGTCCAGGTGTACTCATCCCAAATACTGCACTAGGTACTTCACGTCTAGCACTTGATGTTGTTATACCTCTAAACTCATCTATAAAATCTTTTGTAACTAATCCTTGTTTTTGAAGATCTCCTAAAAACCTTGCTTGATATGGTTTTAAAAATTTTGTAGGATCTTGTTGGATGCCTGTTTCACTTTGTCTATTATATTCAGCTACCGGAATTTTTTTACCTTTATAATCTGTTGGTGCATTTTTTGTAATTGTAGTTGCCGGGTGTCCTGGCATAGCAAAATTCATATAACGATCTTGAATACAGCCTAACCAGAAACATTGATTAGGATTACCTTCTGCAAATATTACTAAAACCATAGTGCCAACATCAGGTGGAATCATCCACCAACCATAACTTTGTTGACTATATCTGTAATCTTCGTTTTTAGTTACTGACCATGCAGGTGTTTGTCCTGCAAATGGTGACAAATATTTTGCATTAAAAGTTTGTCCTGGAGTTGCACCATCATTACCAGCTGTAGTTTTTTTCAATAATTCTACTTGTATAGTACCCATGAAATGAGGATCAAGATGACTAATGACTCTAGCCTCAAAAGGACCAGGATTAGGTGGATCTGGAAAATCTGCACTAATTTTCTCGACTAATGTATTAAGCCACGCCATTATCCAACCCTCCGATGCGGACTTCCAGTACTAGCGACGCTAGTACGTGTAGCCAAACCAGTTTGTACAGTACCAGGTGGTCCATCAATCATCTCTCTATATTTTGCTTCTGTCAAAGCTGTTCCTGATTCGCTATCCTTAGCCGCCTTCTTAACATTTTTAGCTTGTCTGGCTTGGTTTCGTTGTCTTAACATTGTTAGTGTTTGGTCGAACCTGCCAGCCGCAAAAGTGCTTTCAACTTCAGTTACCCAATATATACCGCTAAATTTTTCTAGTTCTGTAGAAGCTTTGTTCTCATTATCATTAGGAGTATTAAATATAGCTATCCCATTAGAACCATAATCTATTGGAGTTCTAAAACCAACATTAACAAAAACTTGTTTTGATTTATATACCATCTGACCGCGAGGATCAATCATTGACTTTTTACCTTTGCCAGCACCTACACTATTGTAATTTCCTACACCACTATCACTAATATAATATGGGTCACCCCAAATTTTTAATTTAAGTTGCATTAAGTCAACAGTATGATTTACTAACGCATTATGAAACGTTCTAGCAATATCTTCTTTTTCGTTCCCTGGAACCCCTCGCACACTAGCTGTGGGATTTTCTATAGAAACAGCACCTACTTTTCTTAATGGTCCTGTAATATTATCTTCAGCTCCTTCTTTATCTGCCATTGGGTGATGATTTTCTCTTTGTTGTTTAGATGTAGCAAAATTCCCTTGAGATTTTACATCAGTTTGATTACTTCCTTTATCTGGAGACACTGGTGTTAAAAATCTATTTTCAAAGTTTATTTCTATATCTTGTATATCTTTATTTTGTCCTGTGTACATATATTCATAATATTTGACAATATTATTTCTAATATCATCTTCGCCATGCATTACCTCAGTTGGCTTTTCTATTAATGAAATATTAACATCATAAGGTACAACTCTAAAAACATATATCTTTGGTGGCCGACCTTTTATTACTTCAACCTCTGGTATAGGAATATTAAAAACCTGTGTTTCAATTCTAAACCATTCTTTAGCCCCAGAAGGTTTAATTGCTCTATCTAATAATCCTCGACCAAACTCACTTAATAATACTACCTCTTCAATAATTTTATTAACTTTAGTACCTTTTTTAAATTTGAGTTCTCTAGATTCTGTAGAAATGTTAATTGCAGATGTAACATGAATTTTCTTTTTTGAATCGTATATAAGTCCTTCAGGGTTTGGCTCTTGAGCTCCGTCTTGTAATTTATCAAATACGATTGTTGCTTCACCGATTTTATTAATATTAGTTTGTGTAAATGAATTTACTTTTAATTGTTCACTTAAATCATTTCGTTTAATAGATATTCCTAAGATTTTTTGGGCCCAGTTCTCATAACTAAATTCTTCTGTAACTGCTTTAATTTTTGTAAATTCTTCTTTTGTTAATGTACCTTCGTGAAATTTTTTCTCAGCTTCTTCGGCACTGAGAATATGAGGACTAACCGCTGTATTTGTGGATTTTCCTTTAGTTCCCATCGCGGCACTTTCTTCTTTAATTGGAAATAAAATTACATACTCGTCAGCGTACGATCTTTCATTACCCTTTTCACGTTTTAATAAATTTGTATTAAGAACAGTTGCTAAACTATTCTTTCCGGATTGTAAAAGTGTTTCTACATTCCCGCCTGATATTGCTACATCAATTGGAACTTTTTGCACAAGGTCTGTTAATGCACCACCATTATAAGCTATTGCTGTACAATTATATTCAGAACCTTTAGTAGTTACATTAAATGTAGCATTTGTTATCATTATAGGTAAATGCCTCTCTGATTGACCGTTCATTTTTGAAAGACGTATGACATCACCCACATTATCATTAAAGTCTAGTCCATATCTTGTAGACGGTTCTTGAAGGTACCCTACCCAGTCTATTGAAAGCATAAATGGAGCACCGATATAATTAACGTGTCCTGCTGTTCTAGCCCCAATTTCTAATGCTTCTAAAAATTGTCCCATACTATAAGGTTCTACAATACGAAAAGTCATCTGATGATATGCAGACGTTCTTGATTTAGGATTTGGAGAAATAATAGATCTTATATTTAAATCTTCTATAAAATATTCTGTTCTACCATGCTTTCCTTCCATTGCAGTTGTGGCTTTTTTCTTGCCGGTGCCTTGTGTACCACCTCCAGATTTAAGAATTATAATCTGTGGTCCGTTTTTCATATATGTACCATCAGGATCTGCTAATTCGTCATTTGTTAAACAACTTAAAGTAATAACATAGTTAGCACTAACATATCTTTCTAATGGATTTCTTTGTGGCCTTACACCATGGACAGTTACATCGTCCATCATTTTAGGATCTTCTCCTGTTTCTTCAACCGCGTCGGCACTAGCTAAAGGATCATCTGGAGCAAATTGACGAGGGTCGCCAGTTTTTTGACCTAGACCTGCAACAACCTCACCGTTTGCATTAATGGCCTTATTTGAAATAGGAATTCCGGCGGCCATTGCAACCCCTTGCATTTCGCTTGTAACTGCTTGTATTGTTTTATCTAATACAGGAGCTATGTTGTGTTTTAATGTTTCCATTTCAGCTGTAGCTGTATTTTTAAATTGTTCAAATTGTTCAACGCCTCCGAAATTAGAACCTTCAAACAATGCGGTTGCATTTGTAACATCATTAGTAAATTGATTCTGAACATTACTTAAATTATTTGTTGCAAGATTGGCTTCTTCAACAAGTTTATTACCTTCCGGTAGAGCTGTTTTTAAAATACTTTTAAGATTAAATGACATAGTGTTGTGTTATCCTAGTTCTGATTTTACATCAGTTACATTTGGTAAAAGGATCTCAACTCCGGATTCGATATCATAAATTGGATCTTCTATGATATCCATATTTCGTTGTGCAAATACCCACCATAATTTTGGATTGTCATATAAGTCATAAGCAAGTAAGTCTGGCCTATGATTATATTGTGGTTCTATAACATAAGGTACATCGTCAGGTGATGCTGGAACTGGACGAATTTGAAAATATCCTAAAGAAGATCCGTTGTCAATATAAAGTGTATTCTTCCACGGTGATGATGCACTTGGCATTAAATAAATCCTCCTGTGTTCTTACCAACATACGCACCTTTAACAAATTTATCAAGGCTGAATGATTCAACTGCCGTTCTGCTGTAAAGAGGCTGTACTGTTACTGCAAATAAACTTTGTGTCGGTGCCCAACTACTTTTTGTATCTTTAGGATTTGCATTTCCACTATGATGTCTAGCTTGTGCATTTTTTGTCATCATAGGTCCCATTATACCGCCTTCATACTCACCTATTGCAGTAGAAATATAATCAACTTCTTGTGGCATATCAATTGTAAACTGTACTATAACAACAGGAACATCATTGAATACATAATCACCATAGCCATTTAATTTAACTACTGGTGGCGGAGCACCTTGTGTTACAGAATTATCTCCACCATAAAACATTTTTGTACAGCTTCTTAAATAATGAAGTGCTGACACCCAATATTGTGCTTCAAAGCCGTTCTGTACAAAAAAGTCACCAGTAATAACTAACTGGTCCACTTGTGATGCTGTATAAATTTGGTACGGATAATTAGTATGTGTAGGAGCTAACGCATTATAACTTGCACTATGACTTACTAGCACAGCAGGAGTAAACGGAAATACTAATCCATTTGTTTCACGTAAAGGGGCTAATAACTCTGACTCATTCTTAAAAGGTTCGATATTGGGAATACTTAAACGCACTCGCCAGTCTTGTTCTTGGGCTTTAGGAAAACTTCCTACAGCCGCTGATTTAACAGGACCAAATACCCCGTCCGGTAGATTCTTCTTCCGGGTTTCCTTCATAAAGGCCTTAGAACTTGTAATATCTTCAGCCCACGTTTGGGCTTTTCGAATTCCGGGTTCTAAATTTTTTAAATTTGGTGCTACAAATTCATTTACAGCATCAAATCCACCTTGTATTTTATTAGCTACATTTTGTACAAAACCTACCATTTGGCTATACTCCTACAAGTATTTAGTTGACTTTATTAAGTGTATAGTTTATAATAAGTTATTACTATGGAGAATTTCATGAGGAAAGTAAACTATTTAAACAACAGAGATCTACTAGCAGAGATCCACAAATCAAAAAACACATTTTCTAGCTACACAGATGAGGGGTACGATCAATTTGATGTAATTTTACCGAGCATTGATAAGATTAATATACGTACAACCGCAGAAGCCAAGCGAGCTAGAGCTAAACGCATAGGTCAAAAAGACTATGAACGACGCAAAGCTGACGGTGAAAAAATAAAACAATCAGAATGTGATATAGACTATAGAAAAATAAACAAAGAAGACGTAATTTTTAGGGTAATGATGTTTGATCATATACCTGATGACAAAGGACGCAAAAAGAAACCTAAAACTATTGCTGATACTAAAGAAAAACTAAATTTCCCACCATTCCAACATTATAAGTTTAATGAAGAAGGCCAACTTCAAGTTGTTGGCAAAAGTCATTGGGTTGGAGGTATGGAAAACGGTTATTATGATAAAGGCTGTGGTCAAGCAACTAATAAACTTGCTATGATGTGGATGAAGTTATGTGAACGATACGCAACTAGAGGCAATGTTAGAGGATATACGTATAATGATGAAATGAAAGGACAAGCAATTTTACAACTTGCACAAATAGGCTTACAATTTGACGAATCTAAATCAAACAATCCATTTGCATACTATACTGCCGCAGTTACAAACTCATTTGTTAGAATTATTAACATTGAAAAACGCAATCAAAACATTAGGGACGATATTTTAGAAATGAATCATATGAACCCATCATTTACTCGACAAAACCAAGGAGCGTGGGAACGAGAAATGAAAGAACATAATAAAAATTATAAAGCACCCGAAAAAAAGGTAAAAGAAAAGTAAATGTTTAAAAAGGCCGCCGTCTTTACGGATATACACTTTGGATTAAAGTCAAACAGCAAAGTACACAATGATGATTGTGAAGAATTTATAGATTGGTATATTGACCAAGCTAAAGAACATAATTGTGAAACCGGTATCTTTATGGGTGACTGGCATCACAATAGAAATAGCTTAAACATTACTACCATGGACGCTACTATCCGAAGTTTAGAAAAACTTGGGAAAGCATTTGACAATTTTTACTTCTTTCCTGGTAATCACGACTTATACTATAAAGATAAACGTGATATTCATTCCATAGAGTTTGGTAAACACATTCCTGGCATTACTATTATTAACAAAATTACAACAAAAGGTGATACTACTTTAATACCTTGGCTTGTTGGTGACGAATGGAAACAGATTTCAAAGATTAAAAGCAAATATATATTCGGTCACTTTGAATTACCAACGTTTTATATGAACGCTATGGTGCAAATGCCTGACACTGGCGAACTCCAACCTGATCATTTTAAAAATCAAGACTATGTGTTCTCCGGACACTTCCATAAAAGACAAGTTAAAGGCTGTATCAATTATATAGGTAATGCATTACCTCACAACTATGCTGATACTTGGGACGATGAACGCGGTATGATGATATTTGAGCACGGCGGCGCTCCTGAATATCTTAACTGGTGGAATTGTCCCAAGTATCGCACGGTTAAACTATCACGCTTATTAGATGAAAAAGATACATTAATTAAACCAAAGATGTATTTGCGTGTTACATTAGACTTACCGATATCATATGAAGAAGCAAGTTTCATAAAAGAAACATTTATTAATGAATATAAGTGCAGAGAAATTACACTTATACCAAATAATAAAGATGATGAGATTAATACCGACATTGATATTACAAAATTTGAAAGTGTTGACCAAATTGTTGCTAAAGAAATCCAAGCTATTGAGTCAGACAACTACGATAAAGCAAAATTACTTAACATTTATAACAAGCTAGGGCAAGATGATTAAAATACAAGACATAACTGTTAAAAACTTTATGAGTGTAGGTAATACTACACAAGCAATTAACTTTAATATAGATCAACTAACTCTTGTTTTAGGTGAAAACTTAGATCAAGGTGGAGACGATGCTGGATCACGTAATGGTACAGGTAAAACAACAATAATCAATGCTTTAAGTTATGCATTGTTTGGTCAAGCCCTTACAAACATTAGACGTGATAATTTAGTAAACAAAACTAACAACAAAGGTATGTTAGTTACTTTAAGTTTTGAAAAAAACGGAGAAAAATACCATATTGAGCGAGGACGTAAACCTAATTTACTAAAATTCTCTATTAATAACGAAGATCAAGAAATAACTGATGAGAGTCAAGGTGATTCTCGTAAAACACAACAAGACATTAATACATTACTAGGTATGAGTCATAATATGTTTAAGCATATACTGGCATTGAACACATATACTGAACCATTCTTAGCAATGAAGAACAATGATCAACGTGCTATTATAGAACAATTATTAGGTATTACTATACTATCTGAAAAAGCAGAACTATTACGTGAGCAAATGCGTATTAATAGAGATAGAACCACTGAAGAAAATGCAAGACTAACCGCAGTTCAAGATAGTAATGAAAAAATTAAAGAAAACATTGAACGCTTACAAAGTAGACGTAAGGCTTGGATAGCACAAAACAAAGAGACTTGTGTTAAACTGCAAAAAGGAATTCGTGAATTAGAACAATTAGATATTGACAGTGAATTAGAAGACCATGAAAAGTTAGCTGAGTGGACTGACCTTAATAAACACCATAAGAATCTTACAAAAGAACTAGCAACTGTTGAACGTGCATTAGAACAAGCAGATAAAAATGTACAAAAGATAGGTAGTGATCTTGATAACCTTGAACACGCCAAGTGCTATGCTTGTGGACAAGAACTACATGACGAGAAACTTGAAGAAATGAAGAACTCAATTCAAGCAGACTATGGTGATGCACACACTTACATGATTGAAATTGCTAATAAGCAAGATAAAGTACAAAAGAAATTAGAAGACATTGGTGATCTAAGTAGAAAACCTAATCCGTTTTATGAAACAGCTAAAGAAGCCTATGAACATAGAGGTAATGTTGAAAACTTAAAGAAAGTATTAACAGAAAAAGAAGAAGAAACTGATCCTTATCAAGAACAAATAGATGATCTAAAACATACAGCATTACAAGAAGTTAACTGGGACATTCTTAATGAACTAACGTCATTAAAAGACCACCAAGACTTTTTATATAAGCTATTAACAAACAAAGATAGCTTTATAAGGAAGAAAATTATTGATCAAAATCTTGCATACTTAAATAACAGGCTTACTTACTATCTTGATAGAATAGGATTACCACATACTGTTACATTTTTAAATGACTTAAACGTAGAAATTACACAACTTGGTCAAGACTTAGACTTTGATAACTTGTCAAGAGGTGAACGTAATAGATTAATCCTTGGATTAAGTTTTGCATTTAGAGATGTTTGGGAAAGTTTGTACCAACATATTAACTTACTGTTTGTTGATGAACTAATAGATAGTGGTATGGATACAGCAGGTGTTGAATCCTCTTTAAGTATATTAAAGAAAATGGGTAGAGAACGTAATAAAAACATATACCTTATTTCACATAAAGATGAATTAATGGGTAGAGTAACTAACGTATTAAAAGTTATTAAAGAAAATGGCTTTACCTCCTATGACAATGATGTAGAGGTTATGCAATAATGGATGATACACACGACTTACTAACAAAAGCATACTTAGAATACTATAAAGCTAATGAAAACTTTGAAAAACGTAAGAGCGAAAGTACAAAACGTGATGCTAGACGATGGTTAAGCGAAATAAGACGCTTAT